TGTTGCTGATCGTCTTCTTGAGTCTACACTCCGCGTTGGCACAGCCGACAATGATGTAAACGCAATTCGCAACATGGGTATGCTGCCAGAGGGTTACACAATTAACCACTTCCTGACAGACCCAGATGCGTTTTTCATCAAGACAGACGCTCCAAATGGCTTCAAGCACTTTGAGCGTTCACCTTTGGCGACTAACATGGAAGCTGATTTTGATTCAGGTAACATGCGCTTTAAGGCTCGTGAGCGTTACAGCTTCGGCTTTAGCGATCCACGCGCAGTGTTCGGTTCACCGGGCGCATAAGCGAACAATTATACGGAAAGGGGCGGCTTCCATGCCGCCCTTTTTTGTTGTATAGTATATTTATTCCTGACAGCCGCATGGTGCGGCTGACACTAGCCACGACAGGAGACTAAATTGGCTAATACTACTTTTAACGGTCCCGTCCGTTCAGAAAACGGGTTTAAAAACGTCATTAAAAGCACCACAACTGGTGATCTTACCAGCGAAATGACACTTTCTGTTTACACTGCGACTGTAACCGTTGCTAACGGTGCTACAACAGGAAAAGAGTCATCTATTGGCATTCCTTCAAATTTCATTCCAATGGGTGTCATGGTTGCTGTAACTGGTGCAGCTTCTAATGCTGTTAACCTTGTTGATATTGGTACAGATGCTGATACAGATGGATTTGTTGACGGCATTTCTGCGGCAGTAAACTCAACTGGATTCAAAGGTTTTTTCCCATGTAACGGTGTTTTGGGAATGTCTGGCGGTACAACTACTGCTGCCACAGCCACCGCAGATGAGGTTGAGGTTGTAGTTTCTGGCGATCCAGGTGCTGACACAACAATAGTGATGAAGTTTATAGGAATCTCTAGCTCATCAGACGCTTCGTAGGAGGCTATTATGGCTGGTCCAGTAAAAGCCTTTAACTTTGATCAAGGCGACACACCTGCAATTGTAGGCCCTGCTCGTTCACGCATTCGTCAAGTTGTTATGTTTGGATCTGCTGCTGGCGCGTTTACCATAAAAAATGGAAGCGCTTCAGGAGAAGTTTTGCTTCAGCAAAGTTTTGCTGCGGGAAACCACGTTCTAAACATTCCTGACGATGGTATTCTTGCTACTGACGGATGTTTTGTTGCGGCTCTAACAGGTTCAGGTAACAAGCTGACAATTTTCTTGTCTTGATATGGCTGGTAACGAGGTAAAAACTAAACACACTCATATCTCCGCCGCTCTTTTAACAGGGCGGGGGAGATTGATGGGTTTAATTGTAACTCACAAAACAGGCGCTTCAGGAAATATAATCGTTTACGATAATAGCTCCGCTAGTGGCTCTGTTCTTATAGAAGTTGACGAAACTGTGGCTGGCACTTTTGACGTTGTTTTTCCTGGGGATGGCATTCTTTATGAAACAGGTGTTTACGCAAGTTTGCCAGCCAACACTTCTTTAACCATTTTTTACCAACAGGGGTAAATTTATGGCTCGTAAAAAAGAAAACTCAATTCGCAAAACTACTGGAAAAGGCGGTAATTATCGCAAAACCAAGTCTGGCGCGGGTATGACGAAAAAGGGTGTCAAGGCATATAGGAAAAAGAACCCCGGAAGTAAGCTAAAGACAGCAGTTACCGGAAAAGTAAAAAAGGGAAGCAAAGATGCCAAGCGCCGTAAATCATTCTGCGCTCGTTCTGCTGGTCAAATGAAAAAGTTTCCAAAGGCAGCAAAAGATCCTAACAGCCGTCTAAGACAGGCCAGACGAAGGTGGAAATGTTAAATATATTTGTCACAGCTATACTGGGTTTTGTAGCGTGGATTGCAATGTCAATTGTCGATCTAAAAACAGACACAGCTATAATAAATCAAAAGGTCAGTGAGAACCACAATATGCTAAGTGTTTTGTGGGACGATTTCTTGGAGAAAAAAAATGGCAATCTCGCGTGGTCAGATAAGCCGTCAAGTTTCAAAATCAAGGAGTAGTAAAGTGCCAAAAGACGCATGTTATAAAAAAGTTAAAGCTCGTTACAAAGTTTTCCCTAGCGCTTACGCATCAGGCGCTATTGCTAAATGTCGTAAAGTGGGAGCCAAAAACTGGGGAACAAAATCAAAAAGCAAGAAAGGAGGAAGCAAGGGCAGAGCTACTAAAAAGCGGTAATGGTAGTAGCAGAAGTTTTAACAGGGATTGCTTTAGTGCAGCAGTCCGTTAAGTTTATTAAAGACAACATATCCACAGCACAGGATATAGGACAAATAGCTGGACAAATTGATGATCTTTTTCGCGGCGAAAAAGAAGTTCAGCAAGCAAGAAATAAAAAGGCTGGAGGCGGTTTAGGCGACCAGTTTGGTGTAGAAACTGTTGCTAAAGAGGTGATTGACGCTAAAATTGCGGCGGAAAAATTACAAGAAGTAGCTACAATGGTTGACATGAGATTTGGTCACGGAACTTGGGCTGGCATTCTTGCAGAAAGAGCTAAAAGAATACAGGCGGCAAAAGAAGCTGCTGCTGAAGCAAGACGACAGAAAATAAAAGAAGCTAAAGAATTTGAAGAGATGATGAAGCAAATTCTTTTGATTGGTGCGGTTGTTTTGATGGCATTTGGAAGCTTTGTTTTGTTATTCACTGTGGTTATGTAAGTTGGAAAGTAAATGGCAGTACGAAAAACTAAAAAGGGCGCGGCTCTCAAGCGTTGGTTCAAAGAGGACTGGAAGGATGTCCGCACGGGGAAAGCGTGTGGCAGACGCAAGGGTGAAAAACGGGGTACTCCATATTGCCGCCCCTCCAAGCGCATTTCTTCTAAGACCCCTAAAACCTCTGGAGAAATGACAGCCGCTGAAAAACGCAGCAGAATATCGCAAAAGAAACGTATAGGACAGCCAGCAGGGAAGCCGAGGCGAGTAAAATCCTTACGGCGTAAGAAAAAGTGAAAAATGTTATAGAGAGTTGGGTAAACAACGATTTAAGTGTTGTTGACAAAGACACAGGACTTGCCCCATGTCCATTCGCTAAACGAGCGATACAAGACGGCAAATTAAACATAATTGATTGTGATGGAGACTTATGGGAACAGGTCGCTAAACAATGTAAGGACTTCAATGATAACTATTCAGTTGTCATATGCCTAGAAGAATACCCCATGCAGACGTATGAGGAAGTAGAAGCGGCTTGTATGGCTATGAATGAATGGTTTTCCCTTAACAAGATGGATGTTTGGTTGCTTGCGTTTCAGACGGACTTTACAATGGTTTTTGTGCAAAAGTTGTCCGAATTGAATGAGGCTAGTCAAAAGCTGGAAAAAATGGGATACTACGAGCAGTATGATCGTGATGATTATGTGCGTTTAATTTTAAACAGGCGAATGAGGTTGCAAAATGGCTGATACAAAAAAACAAATGGCTGCCCTTAAAGAATTGGCAGAAAAAATGGGCTTTGATTTAACCAAAAAAGCTGCACCTAAAAAAATGCGTAATGGCGGAGCAACAAAAGCTCCAAAGCGTATGCGCGGTGGTGGTGCGATGAAAGCTCCAAGACGTATGCGTGGCGGTGGATCTACCATCCCTAAAAAGATGATGCGTGGTGGTAAGGTTAAGAGTTAATGGCTGTATCTGGATCTACAGATTTTGAGCTTGATGTATCTGATTACATTGAAGAAGCTTTTGAGCGTTGCGGTCTAGAAGTTCGTACAGGGTACGATCTAAAGACAGCAAAACGATCATTAAATCTTTTGTTCGCTGATTGGGCTAATCGCGGTCTAAATCAGTGGACAATAGAACAGCGTACTTTGACTTTAACTCAAGGCACAGGTGTGTACAGTCTTGGCGCAGATGTAATTGATGTGTTATCCGCCGTATTAAAGCGTAGTGGCACTGATTTGACTATGGACAGAATCAGCCGTGATCAATACATCTCCATACCTACAAAAACAACTCAATCAAGACCGACACAATTTTTTATTGATCGCCAAATTTCTCCACAAATAAAAATTTGGCCTCTGCCCGAAAATAATACAGATACAATTGTGTATGATGTTCTGACTCGGATAGATGATGCAGACGATTACACAAATACAGTAAGTTTGCCGTTTAGATTTTACCCGTGTCTTGCGGCTGGTTTGTCTTATTATCTTGCTATAAAAAAAGCCCCTGATCGTATTCAGATGTTGAAAGCAATATATGATGAAGAGTTTATGAGGGCGCAGGAAGAAGACCGTGATAGGGCTTCTTTTAATGTTACTCCTAACTTACAATTCTACAGGATTGTGTAATGGGAAAATTCGCTTCTGGCAAAGATGCTTACGGCATATCAGACAGGTCTGGTTTTCGTTATCGTCTGCGCGATATGCGAAAAGAATGGAATGGTTTGCTTGTTGGAAAAGATGAGTGGGAGGCAAAGCATCCGCAATTAGAACCTGTTCGACATTCGTCAGATGCAGAGGCTCTTCGCAACCCTAGGCCAGATACACAAAATATATTTAATGTAGAGATAAAGTTTCCTGTTTTTAGTACAGAGACTTTGCGATATGTAACTCCTGTATTTATGAGGGCAGGTCTTGGCTCTGTCACAGTCGCTGGAAATATTATTGTTCCGGCATCTGTTACAGGAGTTTCAACTAGCACCGCTCTTGGCTCCGTTACAGTTGCAACTACAAGTGTTTCGCTAGCCGCAACTTATACAATAACAGTTTTAAATCCAGGCAGCGGAAACAAATACTATCAAGACGGCACTGCCCCTAGCGCTGCTGGTGTGGACGTTAATGAAGGCTCCACCTATCGTTATGACCAATCAGATGCTAGTAACTCTGGTCATCCACTCCGTTTTTCAATCACATCAGACGGAACGCATGGCGGTGGTGTACAATACACTACGGGCGTAACTACGTTTGGAACACCAGGGCAAGCTGGCGCGTACACTCAGATAACGGTGGCTGTAGGCGCACCAACCCTATATACTTACTGCACAGTACATAGCGGCATGGGCTATAAGGTGAACACATTATGAGTTTTACATACAACACATTAAAACAAGCTATTCAAGATTATGCGGAGAACGATGAAGCTACGTTTGTAAACAACATAGATAATTTCATCAAAGCAGCAGAAGAGCGTATATTCAAAGAAGTTGACCTTGAGTTTTTTCGTAAAAACGTAACGGCTGTTATGACTAGCGGAAACAAGTTTCTGTCTATGCCGTCTGACTTTTTATCATCATTTTCTCTGTCGTACATTGATGCCGCTGGTGAAAATATTTTTCTTTTGCAGAAAGATGTTAATTATTTGCAAGAGTTTCACCCTGACTCAACCGTGACTGGATCTCCAAAATATTACGGTATATTTGATTATCAGAATTTTATTCTGGCACCTACACCAAATTCTGGGTACACAGCGGAGTTGCATTATTACTATAGACCAGCTTCAATCGTTGGAACTGGCACTAGCTGGATTGGTACTAACGCTCCACAAGCTCTTCTTTATGGCTCCTTGGTTGAGGCGTACATATTTATGAAGGGTGAGCAGGACGTAATTCAGCTATACAATGGTCGTTTACAGGAAGCTATGAACGAACTGCAAATATATGCAGTAGCAAAAGAAAACACAGACGCTTACAGGGGTGGGTTATTAATTAAACCGAGAGCATAGAAGGGCAAAATGCTACAAGAAAATTTAGAGGGCAAAACCATTGCCATAATTGGCTTGGGCGGAACGTATGCAGATTACGTTCTGGCTAGAATAAATTCTGAAAAATTTGATGAAGTGTGGGGTATAAATAGCATTGGTGCTATTATACATGTTGATCGAACCTTTATGATGGACCCAGCGTCTAGGTTTTTAGACGATGTAAAGGCTGGAAAACAAACGGGTATTGGTCAAGAGTTCTTACTAAATACGCCTAACAAGGGGCCTATTTATTCTTGTTGTTTGGATAACAGGGTTCCTGAAATACAAGAGTACCCACTTACTGAGGTTGTCTCCTCTCTTGGCTACTCATATTTTAACAACACTGTGTCTTACGCAATTGGGTTTGCAATCACCAAAAAAGTAAAAAAGATACATTTTTATGGTGTTGATTTTAGTTACAAAGAAAACTTAAATTTTGCTGAAGCTGGTAGAGCATGCTGTGAATTTTGGTGTGCTATAGCATTGACAAAAGGGTTGCAAATTGAAACAGCCGCTAGATCAAGTTTTCTTGACACAAATGTACCAGAGGACGAAAAGCTATACGGCTATCACAGACTAGACGACCCTTTGGTGCAAACAATAAAAGACGGTAATTTAATGATTGTTAGAAGGTCTGAATATGTTGCTGAACAAAAAGAACAGCAAACATCTCCAGAGCCATTGGATGGCAGAAAGCCAGTTCTTATAGGAAGGCATGATGTGCGGGGAGTGACATATAATGATTAGTGTAAATACAGGAATTGATGTGGGCAGCATTAACGTAACAACTTCCGATAATGGCGGGTTGTCATCTGATCAAATAGCTGAAATGGCGCGTAATAAGATTGTTTATGTATCTGAAGATGCGCCGCCAGCTATTAAGGATCAGGCACAGGCTTTTGCCAATAGAGTAGAAGATGTTGTGCGTTTTTACATTGACTTGGCTAAACGAGAAGAGCGTGGTACTATATGCCAGACTTTGCGTAAAGCTGGTCATAATGACATTGCTGATTTTATTAGGAGACTATAATGGCAATTACTCAAGCAATGTGTACCTCATTTAAGTCGCAACTCCTAACAGGTACACACAATTTTACAAACTCATCCGGCAACACCTTTAAACTTGCTTTGTATGCAATTGGTGGCGGCGGCAAATCAGGCACAACGGCAACACTTGGTGCCACAACAACTGCTTTTACCACCACAGGCGAAGTAGCTAACAGCGGCTCTTATAGCTCTGGCGGCGGCACGTTGACAAACGTAACACCAAGCGTAAGTGGCACAACAGCTATTACAGACTTTGCTGATCTTAGCTTTACCACAGCCACAATCACTGCTCGTGGTGCTTTGATCTACAATAGCTCTGCTACTAATGCTGGAGTGGCTGTTTTGGATTTTGGTTCAGATAAAACTGCAACATCTGGTACTTTTACTGTTCAGTTTCCAACAGCAGATGCCTCAAACGCTATTATCCGTATCGCTTAACGGAGTAAACCGTGGCTAACATAGGTGGATGGGGCAGAGGCACTTGGGGTGAAGGTGCTTGGGGTCAACCCGTACCAGTAGCTCTTACTGGAGTTTCTGCCACTACTGGTGTTGGCACTCCTCTAGCTGGAGGCGGTAGTTTAGTTGGCCCCGTTGGAGCCGTAGGCACTATTGGTTTTGGCGATGAGCAAGTAAGCGCTACAGCTAACGTGTTCCCTACTGGAATGTCAGCTACGGGGGCAGTGGGTGCGGTTGTTGCTCCTGCCGCAGTCGTACTTACTGGTGTATCGGCAAGCGGTGTTGTAGGCACTGCTTCTATTGAGATTAATGTTGCTGTTTCTGTTACGGGACAGTCTGCAAGTATTGCAAATGGCAACGTGGTCTTAGAGTCCGCATACGGCGTTACAGGATTGTCAGCAAGCGTAAATGTTGGTATTGTCTTTATATGGGGACAATTAGTCCCTGATCAAAATGCCTCTTGGTCAATAATCTCCCCGTCAAACACCGACGTTTGGGGTGATGTAACACCAGATCAGGTGGCTGATTGGAAAGAGGTCGCATAAATGGCTAGTTCGTATACTACTAGGACAGGAATTGAAAAGCCAGCTACTGGTGAACAGTCAGGAACGTGGGGCGATACCACCAACCTAAACTTTGACATC